ATTTCGCGGTCGATTTCTGCAACCATTTCGTCAGCCATTAAATCAGTCAAGGTGCTCTCAGCATCAATGTTATGCACTGATTTGAGATCTTGAGCAGCTTCTAATGACCAGCTGGTCTTAAGCTTGCGGGTAACAGCAGCAACGCTATCACTGTCAATGCTCAAGGTTACTTCTGGCTGGAATGGGTTAGCTTCGAGATCGTACTCATAATTAACGCGTGCTACGGACCCAGTTGGGAACGAGCCGGATTGCAATGATACGGTTACAACTCCGGTGCTGTGATTGAAAGAGGAATTGCCGGTATCAACAGCAAGAATGCTGGTGAAATCGGTGCAATCGCCGATCAAAACCACATCAACCGCGCCAGTAGAGTCAAAACCAACTCGGAGGCAAGGTGTTGGATCATCACAATTAGGGTTTGCTGCTGCTTCGCTAGGGAAGACTTCTACAACCACGGTGCCAGCAAGAACTGGACGATGACTCAAAGTACCGCTAACACCAGTAAGCGAACCATTGATGGTCGCGTCTTCACCCTTAACTTCTTGGGAAGAATAATAAGGATCAAGTGCCCAGCCATTATTTCGTGAGAAATTTTGAGCTGTGTTTTGGCGCATGATCTGGGTGCCAGCTACCGTTTGGCCTTTAGTAAGAGCATAACGATACCTGATGTAGAAAATCAAACTAGCTGGTTGACTCATGGGCTGAACACCAACAAGGTTATCAGCGATAAGTTTAGGATAGGATTTTCGGATGAGGGGCAATGCAAAGCGAGTAAAGTCCGCAATGTTTGCAGTGGTGGTTTGATCTTCGAGAATCATCGATCGGTTGCCTGGGTTCCAAGCATTGAATTGATTTTCGAGGATAGACGCCATAAGGCCGAATTTGCTCTTCGCAACTTCACGGCACTTGGAAAGAACTGGAGTCCATTTCTTTACCAAGGTGTTTTTACGACCTTCGTTGAGCACTGCTGCTCGGTGAAGATCGGCAGATTCGGTGATAAAACGGTTTTGGCCGCCGGCCAAGTGTTGGCCATTAGACTTATTCAACATTAAAAAATTCTCCTCAGAATTAGATTAGGTTCTCGTCAAGATTAGCCGCAATGCTATTGATATTATAACCACCGGCAACAATAGCTGGTTGCTTAGGTGGAGTGGATGGGTCTTGGCTTTCTACTAATGTTGGCCTGGTGGTAGTAGGGTTTTGGGAAAGACTCTTCCTTGGCAACAGGTTAGGCCTGCTTGCTTTGGGAGCTCTATTCTCAGTAACCGTCTTAGTACCAACCAACATACGTTTGAGTCTGATATTCTCAGATTCAAGTCCCTGTGATTCAGCTAGAATTTTGCGAGCAATAGAAGTCTGCTTGTTCGCTAGTTCATTGGCCTTATCGCAGGATTCAACAAGTTGCCTAATTTTGGCTTTTGCAGCTTCAAAACTAGTCTTCAGCTTGCCATCGTTTCCAACATTCAGCTCGATGCCTTCTACTAGAGCGGCAATTTTATTGAGCTTGCTGGTACTTTTGGACTCTGAAGATACTGACTGCTTTCGAAGCTGAGCTTCGATAGCGGCACCCTTGGTTTCACAGAATATTTGTACGCGTCGAGCCAAATCACGTTTGTACGTTTCGGTTTCTTCAACGCAAATCTTTTTGGCCTTGCTAATCTTGGTGACAAATTCTGCCTCCAAAGATTCTTTGATAGTTGATTTGTAAGATTCTAAGGATTCGATGATCCTACCAGTAAATTCTGGTTGAACTCCAGCTTTTTGCAACAAATCTTTTAATTCAGCGATAGCTTCCATCTTTATACTCCTAAACGTTGATCTGAAATTATTTTTGACAAAAAACGCAATTTACGAAAGACCGAAAAATTTATTAATCTCTTCAACCACCATGTTTTGGTAAACAGACGGCGAAAATTTCTTTTTCATAGCCTTTAATGGAGTCATTCTTTTTTTAAGATCCTCTTGGATATTAAGAATAGCACCATTAACGCTAGGCTCAGCCACAGCATCCCAAGTCACGAATGTGTAGCCTGGTAAAACCCTATAAGTCTCTTGGCCATTGCTTTCGCTAACTACTTCCATATCGCCAACACCACGAGAGCTGATGCCGACTCTCACTTTATGTTCGAATAGGCCACGCAAGCAAGCACCGCAAGGTAATTTATGAAGTATCTCTGCTTCACCAAAAACCTTTCGTCCTTCCATCCAGACATTCGTCATTAGATGGCTAACTCTATCAAGGTGAATTTTAGCATCACTAGGATGATCGAATTCGCCAAGTACTGCTCTAGCCTTGATATCTTCTTGGATTTGCTTGATAGCTGGCGCTAAGACTTCATTGGTCGAATAATAGCGACCATTGCCGTTAGGTTGATCGCCCATCTGGATAAGACCTGTCACTCGTAGAACTGGAGTACCATTTCCATTGCGATCTTCCCTGATAGCATTCTTCTTATCTAAGATTTTAAATTCATGAGTATCCCTGATCAGCTTCATGCCGGCAGGGATTACTCCTGTTTCTGCGATTACTCTTCGATTCTGAAAACACGATGTTCTTCGACTAGGTATCATTATTTGCTCCTTAAAGGTCAATATTGTCAAGATCGTCGCGATCGCCGATTCCCTCGACTGATTCGTCGTTCTTACGCTTGTTGACCTTCGGTTTTACATCTGTGCGTGGGTCTTCTTCGGCTTGTTTATGATACTTGGGCTTGCTAGGGTCCGTAATATCATTATCTTCATTAAGACCGTCGAAATCTTCGTCTTCGTCCTCAGTATCGATGTTGTCATCGTCCGACTCGTCTTCATACTCTTCATCATCGGCCGATTCATCATCCGCATATTCTTCACCGTCAGCGAGTTCATCACCGTCCTCGATGGCTTCGTCATCCATTGACTCACCGCCATCAATTAGTTCCTCATCACCAAATTCATCATCGAGATCTTCTTCTTCCATTCCGGACATTTCCATGTCGTCATCTTCGATGTCTGAAGCATCCATATTCATTTCATCATCGCTTTCAAGACCCAATTCATCCTTAATCTCGTCGATTTCATCATGAATGCTATCAATTTCAGCTCTCATTTCATGGTCTGATCCACCTTCATCGCCGTATTCGTCTCCGCCTAGTTCGAGATCTAATGAACTCATGTCGCCATCGGAGCCATCTTCGAGGCCATCTTCTTCGCCGGCCATGTCATCAGTGCTTTCAAACTCATCTTCGCCACCAATTTCGTCGGCGTCATCAAGGTCGCCTTCGCCTTCAAGATCTTGATCTACATCGCCCATGTCGACTCCTTCTTCGTCGTCGACAGCCGAAAAATCAGGCATATCTTCTTCCTCCGAAGGCGATGATATGGAAGGCTCAGTAGCTTCTACAGGTTTCATTGCATCAATTTCTTCTTCGAATTCTTCATTTAAAAAGTTTCGTTCAGATTCGGAGATTGGTGAAAGCTGGTCGATACTACCTGCTAACCACTCACGAAATAATGAAGAATTTCCTTTGATTACCCTAGCAGCAGCTAAAGCACTATTTTGAACTTTTTTAGGAACGGGTATTTCGACTGTTCCGTCTTCTGACATAACGACTGCAGGTAATTCTGCATTACCATGGTCAAGAGCAAACTTGGCGCCATTGAAGACCCCATAAAGGACATCGCCGTTTTTAGAAGTCCAGCGGATAGCGTTTTCGCTTACTGGCTTTGCAGCCTCTTCATTTTTCTTACCAGCCTTGCCAAATGAATTTCTGCTTAGCCCGCGTTTTCGCATTATCGGGGATTTCCTCTGGCTTTCCTTGACTGCAGCCCGAGTGTTTTGGTAAGTGTCGACTATTTGATTAACAGCTAGAGGAAGCATAGATTGATTTAGATTCAAAACGACCTTTCGAATGCAAGATTCAACGATCTTGGGAAGTCCTTTTACCAATTGTTCATTGGTCAAATTATTAGCTATTACATGCCTGTCGACCATCTTAACTATCATTTGGATCTTTGAATTATCATTAATCGCAGTCTTACCATATTGACCCATTATAGCTCTATCGCCTTTGGAAACATTGTAGGCATACTGATCAGTAGATTCGTTTATCGGTCGTTTATTTTTATTACGGCTTTCTAGTCTTGGGGGGCCACCTGGGGCTGCGCCTGGAGCTGGTGCTGCACCTGGGGCTGCGCCTGGAGCTGGTGCTGCGCCGGGAGCGGGAGCTGCACCAGGGGCTGGTGGTGCGCCGGCTGTAGGTGGCTCGTCGAGTAGTGCAGATAAATCATCTTCGCCGCCGGCTTCGTCTGGCATGCCAAGATCGTCTTCACCTTCTTCACTTGCTGCTGAACTCTTCCCGCCGATTTGAATCAGAGGAGAATTAATATTTATAACTGGTGCGCCCGAAGGAGCTTCTTCCTCTTCGGTATCGACTTCTGGCAGCCCAGAATCAGTGGTATTTGGCATTTGATCGAAATCCGCAAGATTTTCATTCGAAGTCACTTCCTCTTGGATAGTGGCTATCAAATCTTCCGCTTCATAAATCGTTGCATCATCAACAGCCTTATCTTTCAGCTTGTTTATTAAGCCGTCGAGCTTACTCTTTAATTCATGGTTTTCCATGATTCTAGGAGTCTTATCTCTTAGCTGGCTTAAAGTAGTCGCAAGCGCTTCCGCAGCTATTTCTCTGTTTCCGATGGTTTCAAAAATAAGGTCCAAGAATTTATTATAAACTGGTTCGAATTCCTGAGCTTCAGATAATATAGCAACATTCTGTGCAAGATTATAATTTTCAACAGCGCTTGCAATATTCTTCCATTCTTTAACGATCTTGCTGCGATTTACTCGCAGGTTCGTCTTATGGAATAATGTCGCCACATCTTCACATAATTGTGGGTTAAAGATCGCCTTTGCTGCAAGTGCGTTAGAAACGAGTTCTTTGGTTTGCGATCTATTCAAGAGAGTAAATTCTTCGTACTCTTCTAAAAATGGTGCAACCAAATTAACCGCTTTGTCTACATTACCTTCGGATATCAAAGAGGCAACATCATAAATGCGCCCTTGAAAACCTTGGCTAAGATATGCTTCCATCGCTACTTTACGCATAGTCTTTGCTGTTAACTTCTTAGTAGCCCATTTTGAAACGGGCAGATTAAACTGTTCGCCATCAATGAAATGGCCACCAATAGCGTGATTATCTTCAACAATCACTCTGGTAGAAATCGATTCTACCACACAAGCAACGATTTTTTTCTTGATGTCTTCGTTAATTTGTTCTGGAGTTCTTACCTTAATACGGCGCACAACGCCGTCTTTACTGCAAACCATCCCAGATTCTGGGATAACGCGGCCGGTAAAGCGTTGAGCCTTCATACGTCCAAAAGTAGATTGCATACCCTTTTGGTCATTCCGTTCAATAGCGTTAATCAAACGCAAGCATGATTCTTCGAAAAGACCAGCTTTTTGACTTTCTACTATAGAGATAGGTTGAATATCGGTGATATTTATTGCACCATGTGACTTATGGTGTTTAGCGATATAAAAGGTGTTAGATCCTACATCTTCGATGTAAAGATCTTTCGAATAAAGCGCAGCCAAGCGCCAGTTTTTATTTGTTGCCTTGCCTAGTTCCTTAACTTTAGATTCAAAAAAAGCTACTTTAGCCTGAGCTGAATCGTTAAGGGCTCCCAAGAACTTTCGGCTATCCATTCGGATTGGACTAAGCGCTTTGTTCTGGTTCTGAGCCATAATAATACTCCCATTAAAACAGTGAAAAGTTATAATTAATTTTTGCTAAAAAGTATATGCTCATGATTTTGGTAAATCATGCTCTGTGATATCAGCACCTTGTGATTCAGTGATCGGATGCCCTTTAGCTCTCATCAATATGTCATAATTTTCCTTAATGACTTCATCCCTGATAGCTTTAGGCACTGACCATTCTACTAATAAATCATTATCTTGGTTTGGATCATGAATTATATTAGTCATTGGTTTTGGTTGGTTTCTAGAAAGACCATCCAATTCCTTTGATTCTATTAAATATTCATATTTAGTGTTCAAAGTCTTTGTATCGTCATAACTAAATCCGCGCCTCTCATGTATCTTTTCTAAATATGTTCTAACCCTTCCTGACACTTCTTTGCGCTTCATTTCGTTAATCAGCTTTTTATGAGCCTTGGCGTCAAAGCCGCCCTCACCAAGCGGCGGTAAACCTCCAGCGTCAGCACCACCAGGAGGAGCACCTGCGTCAGCACCACCAGGAGGAGCACCTGCGTCAGCACCACCAACAGGAGGAGCGCCACCTTCAGCACCTTCTGGTGGCGCACCGCCTTCTGGAGGAGCATCACCAGCGCCTTCTAAACCACCCATAGCACCGCCGCCGCCGCCACCGCCACCGCCACCGCCACCTCCGCCTTCTTCACCACCTTCTTCGCTTTCAGGAGACTTACTAAGCATTTCTAAATCTTTTAATTCTTGAATTTCGTCAGGAGTTAGATCGGTAAAATGGGTAACGATCCATTCTTTTGGGAACCAGCCAAGATCTTTAAGATCAGACATTACACCTACTCTTGTTCTCCAAGATTCGATCCTATATAATTCTTCCATGGCACTAGTAGCGGTAAGTGCTATTTCGAAGCCTTTAAGATCTTCAACAGAAAAACCTTTAAGTGCTAAATGGACAATAGCCACCTTTGTTAAGCCGTTTGCCACTTCTCTCTGAATATACTGAACGGCTTTAGCGAACTCGCTATGGCTCTGTGATAAGGATTTTTCGCTTGACTCTCCAGCACCTTCCCCGATACCTACCCTAGCAAATGGTATTTTCATAGGCGCTACCATCTTCTTTTTAAAATATTCGATATCTGCTATTTTATCGACATTTTCACCGCCTTGTAGTATTTCAACATCAGGGCCAGTGCCGTCGCTACGTCTAGGCAGAAAATAATCATCTTCTTGAATTAGAGGACTATATCGTTCATCAAAAGAGCCGGTGGTAGGGTTATAAAACCTCTGCCTCTTAAAATTCCTAGCAATCATCTGCATATATTCTGGAACTTCTTTGGGCGGTATCATTCCAACAGGTATTATAAACTTGCGTCGTTCCGGTGCTCTTGTGATCCTATAAATCAAAGCGGCATCTTCCATCAACCGCAATTGCTTAAACGCCTTCCTACCGCCATCTAGTATTGACTTGCCGTAGGGGGCATAAAAGTTTTCAAAATTAGTTAATCGGAGATGCATAACTTGCCAAGGATGCAAGAATATGGGCTTTGGCCACATGCTATCCATGTGAAAGAATCCAATTAGATCACCATAACGGGTCTCGATCCTTGTGAAGTTATACACATTCATAAACTTAAGAGCCGCTACCGATGTGCGGTCAGCGTCAAGCGTTATCTCAAACGGCATATCACCGTACTTGCACAGATACCTAATTGTAGGCCGGCAAAGAGTATCCCAATTTAAGGTATTATAAAACAGGCTTTCGAGTTCCCGCTTTAGGCGGATCGAACGTGCTCTAATAATTAAAGTGTGTTTACGCTCAGGGTCTACCAAGCTATTATGTACTATCAGAAAATTAGGGCCTGTCCCGACAGCAAAGTTATGATGCTCAGGAACCTCTATATCGTATACTTTATCTGCCTTCCCAGCAACTTCTACGGCTTTCACTACCTTCTCACCATCTTCTTCGGTCGGTGCATCGATGGGTGTACCGGTTATATCTGCATTAATTATAGTAAAAGAACGTATCCGCTGCCCCGCCTTTAATTCAGATGCTCTAACATATTCATCTGTCTCAGTTAAGTAAAGATGCTCAGCAGTATTCGTTATGATGGTGCCATCTTCGAAGATAACTCTAATAGTATCAACATCAATGCCAGTGACTCTGGCGCCCTTAGCGACAGCTGGAACGAATTTCTGGTTGGCGATATCATACGCTATGACGATGAACTCATGCTCGCTACCGGCCTGAGCCAATTTTTCTATCGTGATCGTAGATCCATTAACTAATAATATTGGAGTACTACCCACTAAACAGGCTTCATCTGCATATAGATCGAGAGCTAAGCTTATTTCGCCGGTTTGATCCATCTGCTCATAGTCTTTATATCTCTCTAGGCGATTTATCTGAAGATTTGTTTGGTCTAAAATAGCGGCTTGCTGGTTAAAATCTAAAAAATCACCACCGGATGTCAATCTATCGAGGTTAGTCTGATCTTGAAAGATCCTTTCCGACTGATATATTCTATTCTGCCTTGTCAGGGCTCGTAATCTATCGAAAATTAACCAATTGCTAGCCATATGCCGCTCCAAGCCCTAAAATAAATATATTTACAATAGCCAAATAACCTTAAAGCCGAATTAATAACGGCTTAAATAATTTTAAATCGTTCTATATAATACAATTAAACCAATAATATTATTTTCTCTTTTGTCTATAAAATTTAGGAGGCGTAACCAAAGGTCTACCTCCTACGGAAGGTATAGCTCCAAGCTGATATGTAAATTGATCAAGAACACGCTGAGCTGCTATTTCTGGCAAATCGATTGGCTCCATGCTCATTGGTATTAACAAGCTCGATCCGCCTTTTTCAATAAACGACTGCTGGTCGACTACACGTTGTTCATCAGTCAATATGGTCGGGCCAACCATCGATCTAAAATCAGTATTGTGATTAGCTGGTGAGACGATTCCACCATCGTCGATAAAAGCGTCGCTAGTACCGATGAAGGCAAGAGCTGTTGCAATTACTAGATCGTCGAAGTTGCCTGCACCGTCTTCTGCCTCAGTTTTAGATGTATCCCGCCCTGACTTGTCTCTTTTTCGAACATACGTCTGAAATTGCTTCAGTAACCTCTGAGAATAAACCCTATATCCTGAGTCATCCTCTCTAATATAATCGATCAGAAATTTATTCATTGTTGGCTTACTAGAAGCAGTTGTCGCATAACCATATGGCGCCACTTTTAAGGCTCTAGGCCGGCGCTTTTTACCACCTGCTTGTGGCTTATCATTAATGTCTTTACGGCGCCATAATCTGGGATACATAAAATCATGACGCAATGCATCGATGATAATATCTCCACCATTATTTCGCTCTATAACCGCTAGGGCGTTGTTATAATATCGTCCAATCCTGTCGATATATTTTGCTAATTCCCTCGGTAATACTCTTGCCATAAATTCAGCAGCTTGCTCCCTGGTGTCGAGATCGAACACCTCTATGGTACTATAATCCCTGCCTTTACCAGTTGCTATATCGACACCCATTACATATCGATGAGCTGGTTTGCTTTCTTCCAGTATGATCTTGCCTCTTCGTCTCTCAGGAGACCGGTTTATTGGTTTATGCCATATCCAAAAACCCTGATCAGGGTCGATGAAAGAAAAATCAAGCTCGCTAACGACATTATTGGTCGGATGTGTGAAGGTCTGAAGACCATTGACTTTTTCTACAGGCGGTTTAATCGTTAGAGCAACTGCAGCAAGAGCGTTTTTATCAAGCACGGTGTTACCTGAGCCGATAAAGGCCGCCAATACTTCCTGTTCAAATTTCCAGCCTTCCCCCTGCTCTTGCAAAGCTTGCCATTGTTCTTCGAGCCAAGGTGACCAATATGGACCATATTTTGATATTTCGGCTTTCCCTGAACATTGACGTAGATTGTCCCTCGGAGCTATACGCTTCTTATCTAATGATAGCGGGTCAGTATATTCTATAGACCAGTCCATATCCCACCAATTTATAATAATCGGATTAAATGGACTAACTCCAGCTTCTGCATCTGTCCATGCGCTCCAGTACCAATTACCAACACCATTGCTAGTGCTAATGCAAATAACCGAACCCCCGTGCTGCAAGGTCGGCCAACCTGCTGCCCATAGGACATCCATATTAGGGATAAACGCGGCCTCATCGATAATATTTAAGGATGCCGCATGGGATCTTAACACTTCTGGATGCGAAGTAAGAGACTGAATCTTGGAGCCGTTAGGAAAGAATACTTCATGCTCATTTTGCTTCGTAGGAGTCCAGATCTCGCGCATCCAAGGAGGTAAGTTGTTAAACAAAAAATAAATATGCTCGCGCAAGAAGGACATTGCATCTTCATTACGTCTTGAGACTATCAAAATGGTCTTATGAGCATTAAACATGGCAAACCAGAGAGCGAAAGCTCCGGATATCTTTGAGACACCCGCTTGGCGACATTTTCTGAATATGTTAAGTCGGTTTTTTCTAAAGCATGTCAGAGCATGTAACTGGTATTTAAATGGATCGAAAGGAATAACACCAGCCGAGGGATGCTTAATCTTTCCGAAATTACGCAAAAACCAAGCTACGGATTTTTGGCAACGTTTAATAACTTCTAATTTAGCTTGTTCTGGCGTCATATGTCATCATTTTCGCCTAGTGGTTGGCTTAAAATTCTTTCTAGCATGTTCGAATCAATTCCAGCGCTAACAGTATTTTGCTGAATATTGATGCTAGACTTGGTAGCGGCCAAAGTTTTAGCGTTAGCTTCGATCATTTTAACGGCCGTAGTATTAATATTCGACTTTACTTCGATCGCCTTTACAAGCGATTCAATTATACCAGTAGACAATTTAGAGCCTGTTCCGATAGCACTTTCTACTTGATCGCGCAACATGTTTATAAGATCTTGAGTTTCAGCCCGATCTGCCTTGCATGCCTTTAAAACATCATCAGTAACATCATCTAACCTACGCAAGTATTTGGTTATATCGACAGCTTCTGGTTCAACGCTTGCGTTATTAGGATTTAATGTAGATATAACATGTGGGGCTACATTGGCTAAGTCTAGTGTAGAGGGAACTTGGTCGCTGGCCTTGTCTAAATCTCTAAATAAATCATTTAGTTCTGTCATCCGATTTTTCCTCGGCGTTTTTATCTATCAACGACACTGATAAATTAGAAGATGCTAACTTTTCATGCAATTCTGTCACAGTAATCTTCTGGTCATCTATCAATTTTAACAATTTATCGAGTTTACCTTCAGTATGGACAGTATTGGCTTTTTTGCGTTGTGTCCTTGTGCTCTTTTTATGTGCTTGCTTGGTAGCTCCATGACTCATTTGGTCAATGGGCTTTTTTTTGGGGTGCACTCTTCCAGCAAGATCAAATGGCTTTACCCTGCTATGTCCAGTCGGATTATCGATCCTGTTCTTTTTGCCGACTCTAGTTCGTCTGCGTACTCTTTCTATAACTGAGCCGCCCATAGATTCAGCTATAAAACTATTAAATTCTTCCAAGGTTAATGACTGATCAGCGATTTTTTCTACTATTAGATCGTATTTCATTTTACTCTTCCTCTTCGTCGAGTATTACTTTTTTGCGCTCAAGGGAGTTATTGGTGGACCCTCG